TGCGCACCTCGTCGCCGTCGCCCTCTTGCGCGAGGTGCTCGACCGTGCCTCGGGCGCGACCGGCACCGAGAGCCCCGTACGCGCGCAACGCGACCACCTCGCCCGTGAGCTAGCCGACACGAAGCGAGAGGCCCGCGGTTTCAAGAGCGAGGCCGAGGTGCTCAAGGGCCGCGTCCAGTCGCTGCGCGTCGACCTCGCCGAAGAGAAGCGATTGCGCGCGCAAGTCGAGAGCAACCTCGACAGCGTGCTCGGCGCCGTCCGCGAGTATCAAGGGCGCCTCAATGGGTCGCTCGGCGAGGAGCAACGCAAGCTCTTAGAGCGCATGATGCGCACCGTGCCGGGATTCGACCGTGGCACGGTCGGTGACTGAGCGCCGAGACCGGCGCCGACCCGATCCCGACACCGAGCCCACGCTCTCGTTCCCGCGCGTGGCCGCGATCCTCGGCGTCTCGTCGGCGGTGGTCTACAAGTGGCACCGCGACGGCGCGCTCCCGTTCGCCGTCATCGAGCTAGGCGGCCGGTACGTCGTGCCCACGATCCCGTTCCTCAAGTGGCTCGACGGGTGGCTCGGGTGACCGGCCGCAAGCGGCCGACCGAGGCGCAGTACGCGGAGGCCGTCGAGGTGCTCCCGCTCCTCATCGCGCACGTTCGCGAGCTTGAGGCTCGGCATCGAGCCACCGACGCGACCACCCGAGCGGCGGTCGACGCGAACGCCGAGGCGTACGCGGCCGTCGTCGAGGCGGTCCACGCGCTCCGCGACCTCGTGGCGGCGGTGACTGACGGGGCCGGGCACGACGGCCGGTACGACCTCGCCGACACGCTCGCCCACGCGCACACGATCCTCGGGCACGCGTGAAGCGCCCGCGCGGCGTTCACGTCGTCACACGGGCGGGCGACAACGTGCCGCTCGGCGACGCCCATTACGTCGGGCGCGACCCCGAGGATGGGCTCGCCGTTTGGCGCGTCACGCTCCCGCGCTTCGTGCGCATGGTCGACGTCGCCGAGATTCACGTCGACCGGCTCCCGGCACGTTCCACGGTCGAGGTCGTCGAGGTCGAGCCCTAGTCGGAGGGCGGAGGCGGTAGCACCGCCTCCGATACGGGCCACCGCCTCCGCCGACTGCGCCTACGCGAGAGCGAGCGTACGGCGCGGGTGCGACAGAATCGGCCGACCGGCCAGAATCGCGCCCCCTACGTTGCGTTCTAAGCCTCTCGGGCGGTCTTCCCGGTACTAGGCACCGGGCGAATCGTCGGGTGGCGCCTCGACCTCCTCGGGTAATGGCTCGTCGCCCATGACGCTCGCTTGCCCCGCGCGGTATCCGACGTACGAGCCCAAGACTCCGATGATGCCGCCGAACGCGGTGGTGAGGAGCGTGGTCGCGTTGTCAGAGAGCCCCGGCCCCTTGGAGAAGATCGCGTCGTAGAGCACCGCGAACGTGACGGTAAAGACCGCGAAGCCGAGCGAGAGCGCGAGCACGAGCGCGACGCGATCGCGGCCGACCGTCGCCGCGGATCGCTTGCTACTCACCGCGGTATTCCTTGAACGCGACGACCACGACGACGAGCGCGAACAACGCGAGCACGAGCGCGATCACGAGCCCGAGCACCGCTACCCACGTCACGCGCCCGAGCTTACGGTCGGCCGATGCGGAGCCACCCGAGGATCGCGACGAGCGCGAGCGCGCCCACCTCGGCGACGAGCCACCACCCTTGCGTTTCGGTCAGAGGTTGCGCGACTCCCATTGCCCCTAGACCTTCTTCTCGATCGCGGCGAGGCGGTCATTGATCGACGCAAGCTCTTGCATGACGCGACCGTAGACCGTCTTCGATTGATCCCCGCCTTGCCACCACCGTTGCAGATTGCCGACGATCGTGCGCGTGTCGGCGAGTTGTTGAGCTTGGGTCTTATCCAATTCGTCGTCTCCGTTCGTCGATTGGCCCGCGTACGCGGCGCGCACGGTGCCGAGCTTCGCCGACAGATTCCGGCCGGGACACGCGGTCGAGTACGTCGCGTTATGCGGGTAGATCGTCGCGTTACCGATGAGCCACCCTTGATCGCTCGCGACGCGGAACGCCTGGCCGATCGCTCGACACATGACGTCGGGCGCCGCCTCGACCTCGAAATTGCCGACCGCGCAAATGCTCACACTGTCGGCGTTGTGATCTTTCGTCGCGGCGTCTTCGTTGGGGAGCCCGCGTCCCTCCCACACGTCGCCGTCTTGGAAGACCATGAGGTTGTAGTCGATCGCGATATAGCCGATCGAGAGCACGTGGCTCTCAATGCCGCGGAGGCACGCCGCCTTGTCGGCGGGCACGCCGCGCACCGGGCCGCCCTCGTGGTGAAGACGGCCGTACGGTACGCCTCGCTTCGCGGGTGAGAACGCGGGCCGGTACGAGGTCCACGCCGAGCGCGGCGTGATGTTCACGACTCGCTCTCGGCGTTGTCGGCCTCGTCGCTCTCTTCCTCGGGGGCCGGGCCGGTCGTGCCGGGCTCGACCTCTTCCTCGGTGAGCGGCTCGCCCTGGTGCTCTAGCCGGTCGTGCCCTTCCTCGTCGGGCGTCGGGGTGACGGGCTCGGCGATTGCGTCGCCGAGGTCTTCGCGCGGTTGCTCCATCTTGTTACCTCCTGTTTACGGTGTGCCGAGGTCTTCGACCGAGAGCCATGTCACTTGCGTAGGGTCGCCCGCTTGAATGCGGAGCGACGCGGGATTGCTATATAGCTGCAAGAGAAACGTGGTCGCGGCCGTGCCGATCGTGGAGTACGCCGCGCCGTAGCAATACCAATTCGCTTGCGCGGCGAGCGTGACTCCGCCCACGCCGATCTGTACGAGGTTCGCCGCGGCGGTCGCGATGCGCGCGCCCGCGACCGGCATTGCCGCGGACGGTTGCGCGTTCACGAGCGACGCTTGCGCCATGACGCGCACGAGGCGCGTCTCGGGCGCGGTGAGCGCGGGCGTGGAGAGCCCCGTTTGCCACGTATTCACGGCGCTCGTCTGAAACGTGGTCGATAGCGGCACGTACGCGATACGCCCGCGCGGTCGGCCCTTCCACGCGGTCCCGTTGTAGTAGTAGAAGCTGTCGGTCGCGACCACGTAGCACTCCATCCCGATAACGGGCGCGGTGATATACCCGTCACGTTCCGCCGTCGTCGCGAACGGCGTGATGGTGCGATTCCTGATCTTGTTGCCCCACGCGCTCTCGACCGGCGCGTCGGGTACAACGTCGGGCATCCATCCAGTCATAGAGCCACCGCCCAAGTAGTCACGTCCCACCCCGAATTGTGATCCCATCCCTCCGCGGGCCACGCGCTCGCGTCGTCGACGCGCAACGTCGTCGTCCATCCCGTCGGGTCGATCTTGTGCGCGATGCCTTGCACGAGCACCGTCGCGTTCCACGAGGTGCCGGGCCAGAAATGCGCGGTGCCCGCGTCGTACCGCACGAGCAAGCGCCACCCGAATTCGACGCGGAGCACGAAGTCGAATTCGGGTGCGTCGAGCGGCGCAAGCTCGACGCTCGGGATGCGCGGCCGTCCCGCGCTTCGCGATTGGAGAAGCCGATTCGCGAGGCGCATGACGTCGGTGTCGGTCTCGCAGAGGAAGTCTTGACGTTGCGTCGAGCGGCGCCGGAAGAGCGAGATAGACCGGGCGTCTTGCGCGCGTTGCTCGACGCCGGTAACGCGCGTGTATTGCACGTCGTTCACAATGTCGGCGCCGTCGCGGGTGACCTCGTAGCTCGCCGCGCAGAGGTCGCCCGGCTCGGCGCCGATCGTCGCTTGCACGTTCGCGCTCTCGGGCGAGTCGCGGAGCCAGTAGCGGTCGCGGAAGCGCGCGTTACCGCCCTTCGTCGCGTAGAACGCGCCGCCCTCGCTCTCGGCCGTGATCCCCAATTGGTCGGCGATGGGCTCCGAGTAGTCGGTGCCCTGCATCGCCACGTATCCCGTGTCGACCTTGCGTTGGCTCGTCGGCCATACCGCGAGGTTGAGGAGCCGATTGATACGCGCGCCCGAGAGTTCGCCGTCGCCGGGCGGCGGTATCGACGGGTCGGCCGGGAGTTGCACGCGTGCGAATTGCGCGAGCGCGTCTTGAGCATTGATAACGACTTGCGGGGCGAGGTCGGGGCCGAACGTGTCGGTAATGCTCTCGACGAAGCCCGAGAAGACGTCGTAGATCATCCCGGTCGCGACCTCTTGCGCGCGGACGCGGAGCGGGCGGCCGGGCCGTAGTTGTAGATCGGCCGTGTCTATGTCGTCGCCCCACGTGAGCGCGCCCTCGCGATCGTCGACCGTCACCGCGCACGTGCCCGCCTCAAAGCGGTCGAGCGCCCGGTCGCGGCCCCGTTGGGTCGTAATGCTCTCGACCGAGCACGTGTCGACCTCTTCCCACAGAGGCTCGCTCGCCGACCACCCGCCCATATCGGGACGGTCCCAATGCGCGTGATCCCACGTCGCGACCGGCCCCGCGTTGCCCTGACTCCCCATGCCAAGCTCGACGATCGGCACGACGTACGGCGCCCACGAGGCGGTAGCTACGCCGCTCACGCGACACCTCGCCAACGTGTCCCGTTCGCGTGCTCGTAGGCCGTGATCGCTTCGACGATCGACCGGCCGACGCGCACGGGATCGGCGCCGGTCGCGACCTCGACCGCGATGTTGTACGTATTCGCCGAGGTGGCCCCGAGCCGGTCGAGCGGGATGACGGCCTCGGGGCCACGCTCGCCGATGATCGCGAGCGTCGCGCGCTCGACGATGCCACCCGACGCGAGGAGGGGCAGGTTCGGGAGGCCGATCGGTGCCGAGTCGAAATGCAAGCCGAACGCGGACACGTGAACCGCGGGTAGCTCTAGATCGTTCCACGCGCGGATAACGAGATTGATCGGCCCCTTGATCGCGTCCGCGATCTTCTCCGCCGCCTTCTCGACCTCGCCGACAATCGACGAAATGAGTTTCGGGATCGCGCCGATCCACCGCGAGATGGTGTCGTACGCGGTCTTCGCCGCGCTCCCGAGGAGCCCGATCACCGCGGCGAGCGAATGCATGACCGCGCCCCACGTCTTGACCGCCGCGTTGAATACCGCGGTTATCAATCCCCACACGAAGACGATCGCTTGCCACAACGCGCTCGCCGCGGCCTTGATGAGCGAGAAGTTTCGGACGATGAGCACGAGCGCGAGACCGATCGGCCCCGTGAGCACGATGACGAGGAGTTGCCAGTGGCCGACGATCCAATTGAAGACGCTCTCGATGATGCCGAGGATCGTCGAGAAATTCTTGATGACCACCGCGAGCAAGATGCCGAACGGGCCGAGCATGACCGCGAGCAAGAGGGGCCAATGCGCGATCACCCATTGCACGCCCACTTGGATCGCGTTCCACACCGCTTGCACGACGTCGCGGAAGACCTTGAAATGTGTGTACGCGTAGATCACTCCCGCGACGAGTGCCGCGATCGCGACGACGATGAGGAGGATCGGATTCGCGTCGAGTACCGCGTTGAAGATCGCCGCGGCGATGCTCGCGGCGCCTTGCGCGGCTTCGTACGCGACAAGCGCGGCGTTCCACAAGGTTTGCGCGGCGGTGATCGCGCTCTGTACGACCTTGTACGTCTTGAACGCGACGACGAGCGCGGTAATCGCGCCGACGATCGGCAGGATGACGTCGCGGTTGCGCGTGAAGAAGTCGGCCATCCGCGTTAGCACCGGGATCACAGCGCGGAGCACGGGGAGCAAGAGACGGCCGAGCGCCACTTGCGCCTCTTCGACCGCGGCCCGAAATTGTTTCTCCTGACCGGCGCTCGTTTGCAACGCCTTCGCCGCGGCGCCGCGCGCGCTCGCGCCTTGTTTCGTGACGAGGTTGTACGCGGCTTGAGCTTTCTGCGCGGCGGTGAGCGTGACCTTGCCGCTCGCGAGCGCCTTGTCGAGATTGTTCTGCGCGCCCTGTTGCGCGATGAGCGCCGCGCGCGCTTGCCCACTCTGCGGCCCGTACTTCTTGATCGCGAGCGTGGCCTTGTCGTGAGCGAGCGCGAGTTTCTCCGCGGCGAGTTGCACCGCGGCCATGTTCGGCGGCGCTTTCACGAGCCCCGAACGGAGCGCCTCCATTTGTATAGCGGTATTGTCAATCGAGATACCGAACGTCTTGAGCGCGGCCGCCTTGCCGCCCGCGACGGCGCGTGTGAGCGCGTTCACGGCGTCGCTCATCGGTACGCCCTTACGAGCGGCAAGGTTCGCGGCGAGCGTGGTGAGCGTCTTGCTCATCTCCGCCGCTTTCGGTTGCGCGATGCCGAATCCCGTGAGCACCGTGCCGAATGAGTTAGCGAAGCCGAGCACGGCGGTCTCGGTCTCGCCGAACGCCTTGACGGAGCCCTTAGCGAATTCGTCGACGCTCTTCGCGGCGGGGCCGAACGTGCGCGACACGCGGGCGCCCGCGCTCTCTAGAGCTTGCGCGCCCTCGACCGCTTTCTTCGCGAAGTCGATCGTCGCGATCGAGCCGATGGCGCCCGCGACGCCCGCGGCCCATTTCTTCATGCGGCCCGAGGTGCCCTCGACCTGTTGCACGGCGCGATTGATCGAAGCGAATTCGCCGATGAAGCGAACGACGATCGACGCCACCGGGCTTACCTTCCTCGGCGGCGGCGCGCGCGCTCTTGCGCGCGTCGTGTCTCTCGGTCTTCGCGCTTGAGTACCTCATCCATGACGTCGAGGAGCCCGCTCGGGTAGTCCATTACGCGGAGGGGGTCGAGGCGCCAGATTCGGGCGACGGTGGCGGCGCGCTCCCATCGTCGCCGTCGGATTCCGGGGAGCCCTCGACGAGTTCTATGTCGCCCATGCGCAACGCGAGCGCCTGGTCGAACGTGTACGCGGGCTCGGTGCGTTGCATGACGACTGCGGCGAGCGCGGCCATCGCGCGGAATTGCGCGGTGCCTTGCATGATCCCATCCATCGGTTCGCCGAGCATCTCCGCCACGCGGTCAAGCTCGCCGAGCGTCATGTTGTCCATCTCGATACGCACGAGCGGCTCACGCTTGGGCGCGGCCCCGTTGTCGGTCGGTGTCGTCGTTACGTCGGTCATACGCCCCTCGCAAACGCGGTCATGGCCGCATCGGTGAGACGGCCGAACAAGGCGTCGGCCGCCGTCATCCCGCTACCGAGGTAGCGGCCCTTGGCGACGTACGGGCGGCCGCGGGTGCCGCCGTATTCGATCCACCCCGCGTACGGGATGCCGTCGCCCATGCGCACCTCTGCGCCGTCGGGCACGGGTCGTACCGTGATCGACGACGCGAGGCGCCCTGTCCGACGCGGGACGACGGCGCGCGTGTGCAACGCGAGACCGCCCGCGGCGCCGGGCGCGCTCACCGCGACGCTCCGCTCGGCCGCTTGGGCGGTCTCTCGCTTGAGTCGGCGTACGTCGCCGTCGTCGACCTCGGCGCGGAATGTCACTCGCCCTCGGGCGGCGCCGATGCCGGGGTCGAGAGCGTGACAACGCCGGGCACTTGATCGGCCGGTGTCGTGTCGGGCGGGTCGAAGTGAGGTTGTCCCTGTACCGCGAGCACGAGGTCGAAGCTCGACGCTTCGCCGACGTTCGCGTCGAGGAACGAGAAGACCTTGACGCGCGCGGTTCCCCACATGGCGGGATTGTCGACCGAGATTGCGTCGTCGGCCTCGGGGACGATGGTGAACGGGATGACCTGGCCGACGAGCGGCCGCACGAGTGTCTCTAGCCCGTCGTCGCCGAACGATTGCAGCGCGGTCAGGGTGATGGTCCAGACCTCCGCCTTGTAGCTCGTGTACGAGCCACAGAACGTCTCGGTGGTCGTGTCGTCTTGGTCGGCGGTCGCTTGCACTTGGTTCGCCATGCATTGCACCTCGACGCCCGTTGCGTTGTCGCCGAGGAGAATGAGCGGGTGGGTCAGGATGAAGGGCGCTACGTGAGTTTCGGTAACGGCCATTTACGCCTCCAGGGTGAGCGGTGATTGCGTCGTGATACGGGTCGCGAGATACGTGAGCCCCGCGACGGGGAACGGTGAGGGCGGCCCGACCGAGAGCACGGGGAGCCGAATGCTCTCGACGGCGGCGATGGTCGTAGCGACCATCTCCTCGATCTGCTCGTAGCCGGGGGCCGGGTCGATTCGGCCGACGATCGCGAGCACGTCAAGACGCGCGGTCCATACGCACACGGTCGCGGGCACGAGCCACGGGTCGGACCACACGAGCACGAAACATGGCGGCTCGATCGCGTCGACGGGCGCGTCGAGCACGGGTGCCTCGGTCGCGGCGGTGAGCGCGTCGCCGATACGAGCGCGGAGGTCGGCGAGCGCGCTCACGCGATCCCGAATTGATCCTTGAGCGGGATGAGGCTCTTCGCGTGCCGGTCGAATGAGTCGCCGGGCGCGCTGAGTACGCCGACGTCGGCGAATCCGATTGCACCGAACGCCGCGTCGTTGCTCTTCGCCCACTCCAGCGCGCGGGCGACATTGACGACGTTGAGCAACGCGACCGCGCCGTCGTCGGTGAGCGGGGGCGCGTCGGTCGTCCGGTCGAGCCAATGGTCTATCTCCAACGCGGACGCGTCGAGGCACGCTTGATACCACTCTTCGTTCGCGGGCGAGACGCGTTGCCGGAGTTGCGCGGCTAGCTCGTCGACGGTCGCGTATGCCATTCACTCGCGCCCTACTTGCCCGCCGTCTTCGCGGCCACCTCGTCGGCCGGGAATTGGCCGCACGTGTCGTGGCTCGACGGGCCGTCAAGCTCGGGCGGAACGGTCGGCGCGTCGCTCGACGCGGCGGGCGTCGGGGCGGCGGTCGGCGTGTCGGCGGGCGGTGTCGTGCTCGTGCTCGGTGCCATGCGTGCCTCCCTACGGGGCGGTGAGCGGTACGAACGCGGCGGGCTCGACGACCTTGGCGACGAACGCGCCGATGATGCCGACTTCCATGCCGCCGAGCGCGGGCTCCACGGCGCGGAGTTGCACGGGCGCGCCCGAGGTCTCTGCGCAGAGGAGCGACGAGCTTGCGCCGACGATGACGGTCTCGGGCGGAAGCTCGGGCGAGATGACGAGACGCAAGCCCGCGACGTTGCCCGCGCCGCTCGCGATGGAGAACGTGCCGCCCGTGACGAAGACGGGCGACGCCGACGAGACGAGGCCCATGATCTTGTAGCCCTCGTCGATCGACGCGTAGATCGTGTCCGCACGGTGCCGCGTCGCGCCGTAGATCGACCCCGCCGCGGCCATGATCGCCGCGTACCACCCCTCAAGGTCGTCGCTGCCGACGTCGACCGGGGTAGTACCGACGGCGGTGAGCACCGAGCCCGCGGCCGCCTCGGTCTGCATCGCGTATTGCTCGGCCATGAGGTCGAACCACAAGACGAGCGCGTCGGGCGTCGACCAATTCATCGCTTGCCACGAAATGTCGCCCGCGCCGACGTACGTGTCCGCGAGCACGTCGGTAAATGCGACGGTGACCTTGCGCGACGGCGCCTCGGTCTTCTCCGCCGTTTGCTTCCCGACTTGCGGCCGTTGCGTAATCATCGGGTACGAGAGCTTCCCGCTCGTGAGCCCGACGCGGCGCGACGATTCGACGACGGGCCGCGAGGTGTCGATGACCTGCACGAGCGTCGTGAGGTACTGCGGCGGGATCAAGCCCGCGACGTCGCTCGACAACGTATTCGCGACGGCCCGGTCGAGACGCTCGATCGCTTGCACGCGCACGGCGGGCGGTCCCGCGAGTTGCGCGATCGCGTCGAAGCGTCGGATTAGCTCGTCGCGCGCGTACTCGGCGAACGTCCGGTAGATCACCTCGGGCTCGCCACCGCGTGCCGGGGTGCCGGGGTGCGGCTCGGGCGGCGGAGGCGTCGAACGGGCGAGCGTCGCGTTGTGCGTCGCGCGGATCGTGTCGAGACGCTCTAGCCGCTCGATCTGCGGCGTTAGCTCTTGATCCGCACGGTCGAGGTTGCGCGTGATGAGGTCGCTCTCGGGCTGGGAGAGGTCGCGCTCTTGCTCTTGCGCGTCGTGCGTCACGTGCTCGGCCTCGTCGAGCAACGCCGTTCGCTCGGCGAGGAGCCGGTCGAGGATGACTGACATAGGACACCGCCTCGGGTCGCGTCGTGGTGCGTTCCGCGTCGCCGGGTGTCGTACCTAGCGAGTTCCGAGGGGCGGTCCCTAGGCGCCTTGGCGCCGTCGCCGGGGGTCGGTCGCTCGCGTCACGAGGGGCGGTACCTAGCGGGCATAGCGTGCGCGCATCTCGGCGATGCGGTCAAGCGCCGCCTCGGGTGAGCCCGCACGGGGCACCTCGTCGGCGAGCCCGTCGTCGCTGCGCACGCCGAGCACGGCGGCGGTCGCGAAGCTCGGGACGCTCGTGAGCGCCACGTGAACGAGCCGGGCGACGCCCGTACGCTCGACGGTCCCGTCGGTGAGGGTGCGGGTGAGGCGCCGGTCGGGCACGATGCCGACCGAGAGCCCCTCGACGCTCCGATTGCGTACGAGCGCGAGGCCCGTGTCGCCCTGGGGGCCGTCGAGCACGCGGAAGTTCGCGTAGAGCCCGTCGGGCCGCTCGTCGAGCGCCTCGGCGTGGCCGACGATGTTGCCGAGCCCTTCGCCGTGCTCGTAGTTGAGGAGCACGCGGTTCGGTGCCTTGAGCGCGCGGGCGAACGCGCCGTGCCGGTAGACCTCGACGTACGGCGTCTGGCCGGGATGGTCGGTGACGCGCGCGGGCACGTCGTACGGGACGCATCGTCCGATGATGTTGCGCCCATCGCCGGGCGTCTCAAATTGCGCGTCGAATCTGCGGATCAAGAGTTGTGTCATCGGCTAGTTACCTCCTGGCACCGCGGCGAGCGGTAACGGCGGATTCGGGCTCGGCTGATCGGGGCCCGCGGGCGGCAACGGTCGCGACTGCGCGGGGACCGGCTCGCCGAGACCACTGACGGGCGGCGGATTGTCTTGGCTCGGCATGAGTTCCTCGGGAAGCTCGCCGAGGTGCTCGGTCTCGCGCACCTCCGCGATGGTGAGGAATCCCGCGTCGAGTCCGACCTTGTACGCGTCGTAACGGTCTTTCGTTTGCGCGCGGAGCACGGCGTCGGGCACGAAGCGAATGCGTTGCCCGCGCGGTACCCACGCGCCGAAACCTCTTTCGACCGCGACCGCGACCGGCATGAGCCCGAGAATCCAGAGGCGCGAGAGTTCGGCCTCGGTCGTCGAGTACGTGAGGCTCGTGCCGGTGTCGCCACCGAGGAGGTACGGCGGCAATCCGAGGAGCACCGCTATCTCGGTCGCGTTCCACCGTCGCGTCGCGATGAGTTCCACGTCGCGGGGCGTGACGTTGAGCGCCTGGTACGTGATGCCGCCCGAGAGCACGGCGGGGATCGCACGCGCGCGCGCCACACTGTCGGCCCATTGCTCTTGCAACGCTTCCGCTTGCGCCTTGTTCAAGCGGAGCGCGCTGTTCAAGACGGCGGGCGGGCTCGGATTCGCCATGACGTCGGTTGCGTACCGTTGCGTCGCGGCGACGCCCGAGAGCGTGCCGAACGGGCCGCCCGCGACGTCGAGCACGCCGAGGCCGAGGTAGTTGCCGGGCGTGCGATGCAAGCGAATGTGCAAGAGGTCGAGCCCGCTCGGATTGAGCATCGACGAGGTGCTCCCGTCGATGTTGGTCCACGAGTAGAGCACGCCCTCGGCGACGAGCGTGAGGCTCACGTAGTCGGGATTCAAGACCACGAAGCTCGTCGGGTACCCGTCGTATCCGTAGCTTGTCGGTACCGCGTACGCGTTGCCGCGCATGATGAGCGACCACACGACTTGCGCGCACTCGTCGGTCCATCCGACCTCGCTGCCCGCGGGATGCACGAGCCATGACGGGTCGTCGATTCGTTCGCTACCGCGGAGTGTCGTGATCGGCAACGTCGAGAGCGTGTCCGCGTAGATCGCGACGCCGCGGTAGAACGCGGCGATGGAGAGCGCGACGCTTTCGGGTACGGGCCAGAGCATCGGCGCGACTCCGTTGTCGCCGATGAAGACGCTCGTATACGGGCCGGGAATCGTATTCCACATGCCGCCGTTCCACGGCCCCATCGTGCCGAGCGACCGTGTGAGTTCTCGCGCTTTCGTCACTACCCGTTTACGGAGGAGCTCCGTGCCGGCCATTTGTCAACCTCCCCTGTCAGTAGACGGCGGGACCGGGCGCTTCGGCCATCTCGACGGCGGCGGTCCAAGCGATCCGCGCGGCGCGTGCGGCGCTCACGTCGGTCGCGTCGTCGGGCGCGG